AAGTCAAGTTTCTTAATAGCCTCAATTTCCCAAGGCGAGATAGATGTTTCTGTTAGTTCTTTCCAAGCCTTAATCTGCTCGTAGCCCAGAGGCATTGGACCATTCATGCCCGAACCTCTACTAGAGCTTAAACTAATAAAGGCAGACCAGACATGAGATAGTAACATAGGGAAGGGTGTCGGGGGTTCCAATGCTTCTATTTTACGTCCAGTCTGCCTCGCTACTTGTTCAAGATGTTCTCGTTCTGTAGTTCCGTTCTGATCTGGCAAGTTGAGTTTGAACTGATGTTCAGCCCACTCAACTAATTCACAGGTCAGTCCTTCATAAAAGCTAAAGAGTCAGAGACCTCTTCCTCAATCTGGTCCTTAATCCAGAATACTTCGTCGTACAGGTCTTTAGCTTTAGCGACAGACAACTTAGGCTTCTCTCCACCAAAGGTAATATCCCAAGCCTTAGTAGCTTTAGATAGAACCTCCAGCGTAGCCTCTTCGATGTCAGAGTAGTCAACCTCTTGGGACTTGCTCTTCTGTGCCTTCTTTAGTCGCTTGCTGATTTGATCGTGTTGCAACTTCTTGTACTCTTTAGAGTGGGGCGCAAGAACTGTGATAGTCATTACTGTACCATCATCATTCTTAAGAGCTTCCTCTGTTACTGGGTGCTTGAGTTCTACAACAATATCGTCTAATTTCGGTGTCAGGTCTTTTAAGTCCATTGTGTGTTCCTTTTCGGGGGATTATGTCGGGTGATTAAAGTGTGGAGACCCCGACCCGACTCAGAGCCTCCACGTACCTACGTAGGTATTAGTTTATGTTGGGCGTGTGATCTGGAGGTTAGTTCCCAGAGTGCTATCAAACAGCGCAACAAATGACATAGTAACCATGCGGCTAGTTGGGCCATCGACACCAACATCAGCAGAGTTAATTTTGACACGAGGGAAGTCAAAGGTGTAAGAATTGGCACCTGTTGGATCGTCTACAGATACTCGAATAGCTGTCTCAGTTTCATTCAAGAAGCGGTTAATTAAAGCTGCATCCTCGAAGTAAGCTGTCATGGTGCCTTCAACTTCTGCACGACCATACTCAAGGGAAGGTGCGCTATCATCGCCAATGACGAAGGTAGGTGCGTAGGAGTTGTTAAGTGTGAAGTCTAGTGCAGTTACAATGGCACTAGCGACAGGAGTTCCTACGGCACCAATGGCAATGTCACCAGAGTAAGCATCGAATGGTTGTGCGCCAGTAGCAGCAACCTGTGTCTTCTGAGTGCCACTGATGGTCATGTCCTTACCAACCATACCGAAGGTAGTTGTTACCATCTGGTTAGGGGCGAGGGAAATAGCCATAGTGGAAACAGACATACCCGTGAACAAACGAGCTTGGTCAATGTCAGCCGCGTAGTCTTCGATAGAGAAGAACTTAGGTGCAACACCAACTTTAAGAATGTCAGTGGCAAAGGTACTAAGCATAGCTGACTCAAGGATTAAGTCATAGTCGCCATCACGAAGGTCAACTACGATGTCGCCACCTACTTGACGGTTGCCTTGACGGTTAACCCGTGGCATACGATCCGCTTCAATATCCGTACCAGTAAGTACGTCTTTAGTTAGGTTCAGCGAGTGGGTGCTGAATGGAAGGCCAGTAAAGCTACCAGCAGGTGTTGTACCAAAGGTTGCTTCGGTTACGAATGATAGACTGGAACGTGATCCTTGTGAAAAGGCCATATTGTATTCTCCAATTAAGTGTTATAGATGTACCAGCCGATGTTGATCGGGACTGAGTACCAAGGGGTGTCAATACGACCTTGCTGACGTTCAGCGTAGCGTATACGAACGATGTATGTATCAGCGCCTACAACAATAGATACGTCAGTTGTAGCTGCGAAGGCATTAGTTATTGTGTTGCAAGTAGTGTCAGCCAAAGATGGGCCACTACCTTCTGGTGCATTTACCATGACGTTAAATACGCCTTGATACAGAAGCTGCGGGTTTAGTCCACGAGTAGCAGGCTGTGTTACCGTAGGAATGAATGTTGGCTTGACGAAGAGAGTACCTGTAGTAGGACTAAAGGCTACGTTCTCGTAAGCTATGTCTGTGCCAGCAAGAGTGTTTGTAAGGCGCGTCTCTAGGGCAGCACGTATAGTGTTATAGATATTGTTAGCCATAGATATTCCTTAATTGAGCAAAGACAAAGTAACCATCTTGATGCCACTCCTCTCCGTATTCTACATCATCTGCGTGAGGTGACCCGTTTCTAAGTTGAATGTTGTCTAAGTCTTCTAGACTTTTAACCCTAGTCAAGTCTTGCATTAGGTTATCGTAGCCCTCATCCTTCTTACCTTGCTCAGAAGCACCTGTGGGCATATTAGAAGAGTCTTTACCTCTTGGGCGACCAGCGCCTACAGCATAAGAAAAAGAAGTTACATAAGCTCCTGTGTCTACTGGGGATATGCTTACAGCAGTACGTGCTATATCTTCTAGCTTCTCCTTGACGCCACCAAGAACTTCAACCTTAAGGCCCTTAATCTTCTTGTAGAAGGAAGAGTTAACAGTAATCGTACTCTTCATGTTATTCCTCCACGTCACAGAGGTAGCACACAGCAGTCCCAGCAGACCATATTGTAACTACCCTGCTGATCTTTACTGTGTCGCCATTACCTAAGATAATATCATCAGGCTCAGGCTCAGGGGTAAGACCCAACGAGGGAATAACGCACTTACGTTTACCACGAATGACTTCGCTTGGGTTCAGGGTAGTGTAGTCATACATGTAGCCAGTGAAGGCGGTATCAGTTGCAGAAGAACCAGCGACAGACCCTGTAGCGGGATCGTATGTACCATCAGTTGTAATCTGACGAAGAGTTAGAGCTTCCCCAAAGTCTTGTACTAAGCTCAGGAGGTCATAGGCACGAAACGACATATACTACTCCTTAAGTTTCTGGTACGTAGCTTGCTGGGTTATTGAATTGGCCTTTACGGAAGGCTGGCTTAACACGGTCTGTATTAGCCCTGACAGCCGCTGTACGAGCCACTGTGATGCCTCCAGCTAGTACACCTATAGCAGCGCCAGAAGTCTTGCCTTGGTAGTCTAAGCTGTCTGCTAGAGTATTGTACTGCTTGGCAAGGTCACTGTAGTCAGCTTTAAGAGAGCCTGACAGTTCTGTGTTAACCTTACGAGAATACTTTGATGCAATAGTACGAGCAGCCCAAGCTCCAGCGTAGTACACATTGTTACCATTCTCAGTTAGGGCGAAGCTAACCTCTTCGTTCTGTACCTGTTGATCTAGTGTGATAGTATCGCCAATTAGAAGTCTAACTGTGTTGAGACGACCAGAGGCCGTGGTAGTATTTAAGTCTGTGGGATCATAAGACCAAGCCATATAAGTCGTCTCCGTTGTTATTATTCTACGAGAATACCATCTCGTACATGGTAGAAGTGATCCATAATCCAAGCACTATTGTTTAAGAACCTGCGGATAAGACCTCGTTGTTTGTCGTCAATCGTTGACTTCTTGCACTTCTTCTTGTCGAACTCAGTGCTGCTAGAGGTACGAGACTTGACTTCTGCATTAAGCAGGGTAACTAGAGTTGCCAGTTGTGGGCCAGCCATCTCAGATAGTCTATCGCCTACTTTATTCTGTACTTCTAATTCTACGTTATGGTATAGGTTACCGTAATCATACATCAGGGCTACCTTAGCTGGCTCAACGCCTAGCTCTAGCCAATTAAAGTGATCGCCTTGTTTCCAAATCTTGCCGCTGCCTGTAAAGCCTTGCTTAATAAAGACGGGCCAATCGACTTGGAATCCTAGATATGTGGGGTGCATTGTATTTCCTTAATTCTACTATTATATATTTATAATTGGGTGATGCCCAGATTTCTCTGGACACCCCATTAGTTTAAACGCTACCTATTAGGCAATGATTGCGTTGAAGAAGTAACCCAAGTCTGCGCCTACGAGCTTCATGTCGTATGCCATCTTAACTTGGATATGCTCTGCAACCTGCTGGCGCTTTAGTGCATCATCAGAGAATGATTCAACAGTAACAC